TTATCTCCCAATCTTAAATCACCTTCTCCTGCAATAGTTAAATGATTTCCATCAAAAACTAAATTAGCTGAAGCACCGAAAGCTCCTGAATTATTAAATTGAACTTGTGTATTTGATCCTGCAGGATTAGATTCATCTATTTCAATTTCATGAACACCTGTATTAGTTGCTACACCATCAAGGTAAATAACTTTCCAATTTTTTTCAGTAGTTGCAAAAGTTACCGTAGCACCTGAACCAGATACAGCTTTTAATTGAACTGTTTGTGCACCTGATGTGCTATTTTTTATAAAATAAAAATTTTCTGTAAGTAACGGAAACGTTACAACTCTACTTCCAGATATTGATCCCGTTAATTCTATAACTCTTTGTTGAGCAGTACCTGTTAAAGCACCATCTGCTATTGTCAAAGCTGTTGGTGTTCCTGAATCAGTTACGGCTTGAGAATTATAACCACCAGTTAACTGTTCAATAAGACTTAAATTAGCATTTGTTTTTGTTCCCCAAGTACCAGCGTTTTCACCGGTTGCCATTAGCTCTAGGCCAAGATCTGTAAAAGTTGATGCCATAATTTTTTTCTCCTAAACTACGCGAGTTACGTCTGTATACGATGTATTTCCTACTACGTCAACATTAGAATAACTTGCGCCATTTGTTTTATTGACTGCACTATAACTTGTATTTCCAATAATATCAATATCTTGATATCCTAACACAATAACCTCTCCAACTGCTGAAGTAGCTACTTGTCCCAAACCAACTAAACTAGCTATAGATAATTGAGTTGTTGTTAAAGTTCCTAAAGCTGTTGAGGCTGATTGACCTGTTAACAATGCAGGAGTTATATTATCTATTGTTAAAGAACCTAAAGATGTCGAAGCTGATTGACCTGCTATATCAACAACAGGATTAGAAGATATTGCAATAGCACCAACGTCTGTTTGAGACGATAGACCTGTGAGACCCATTACATCCGCAGGTGATATACTTCCTACTGCACTTGTAGCTGATTGACCTGATAAACCTATTGAATGATCATCAACTTCTAATAAACCTGGACTTGATGTTAAACTTAATGCAGGTAATACAAGTGTGTGATCAGAAAATGCAGTTAAACTACCTATGGCACTTGTAGCTGATAATGCAGGTAGACCTACAACATCTTCTGCTGTAAGAACTCCAACACTAGCAGTTGC